TGTTTTCCCATGGTCCTAATCTTGTCCAATTACCATTTACCAATTGTTGATTATCAGCAAGAGTACCACTAATTGGTGCTATCTTTACCTGTCCATACGTTTCTAAATCAACAGCATCATATTCGGGTTTTTTTCCACCATTATGTAAAGACATATACATGTCATCAAAAATAGAGGAAGTTAGAAAATTTGATTGATAAGTAAATCCAAATTGTTCAAATATTGCATCCCACACTTTTTTTACTCTAATAGCAGGTTTAAAATCTTGTACTGAAAGTGCACCATCTGCTGTATCTACTCCATTTCTTGTACCTGTTACCGCACTTTGATAAATAATATCTTGTCCATAATCAATTAAAGGATAAACAATATCACCATCAAAAAGTTCTCTTTCCCAACTTGCTGTAATGTTTGAAAAAGAAGAAGAGTGATTTAAATCAGTTAATGTAGTAATATCCGTTAAAAACGCTCTATTTATCTCTCTAGCAAATGATGCAAGAGAACCAAATACAGTTACTTCATACGAATCAATATATTTGTTAGCAACAACATTTACTTTGTTTAATTGTAGATATCCGCTTGCTAGATACAAACCATCAAAGTCAAAATATGCTTCTACTTTGTTAGATGTTGAAAATAAGAACGGATTTTCAATCGATATATCATAATATTGTTGAAAAAAATCATTATTCTTTTTTGAGCCAGGTAAAGTTATCTGACGTGAGAAATCAGTAGGTAGTGTACCTACATCAAATAGCCCAGTAATGTTATCCGATATAGTAATAGTTTCATCTTTGAATAAATCTAAACTAACATCGTTGGCTACTAATTTAAAATTAAAACCTTGAGTTGATGTTACCCCCATATTATAATACTAATTTATATGCCTGTCCAAATTCAAAATCAAATGAGTATTGTATTAATTTATCTACAACATTTGTTTTAAATTGTATTGAATTCGTTTGTATAGTGATAGGTCTTAAATCTGATGAGCTTTCATCATAAATCCAATATATCTCATCACTAACCATTAATTGCTTTAGAATTTCGTTATAATCTTCACTTAACCAATCAGAATTAACTGTTAAGGTTTGTGTTGAATCAGCTGAATAATTTTGTCTAGCAGAATCGTAATTGTTATATGAAAGAGTTGGTGCTGTCCAACTACCTATTTGTTGTTGGAATGATTTTATATCAGTTCTAAATGATTGTCTGTTTACTAAATTAAAGTTTAAGAAATCAAACTGTCCATATCTATTCTTCCACTTAATTCTAATATTAGGATATTTCTTTTCACATTCGTATTCGAATCTTATTGGTGTACCTACATATTCAGAACCACTTTTAGCTTGTACTGTAAAGAAAGGTAAGTTATCATCTAATTGCCAATCACTTTCAACAGGACCAATTGGAAAATTACCAATTAAATCAGTAGAATCACCTGATGATGATACTGCAAATCCAAACGATGTATTATCTGAACCTGTAATTGCTATCTCAGTTGCGTAATTTGTTAATCCTTCACCTTTCCACAATCCCATTCTACCACTATTAGATGAAAAATAAGATTGAGTAGCAGGTCCATCACTCATTATAGGCCAATGTGGTGTTTTATCTGATAACGATTGTGTAATTGGTTCTTGATAAATTGCATAACCATCAATAGCTTTATATATTCCTGTCTCAATGTGTGATGATGTTACAAACGTTGATGCTGAAATAAATTGATGATAAAGCTCTGCTTTAAAGAAAGTTACTTGTGATGGGTTTGCTTCTAATGGGTCTTGTAAGGTAGAGTTAATAATTTTACCAAAATCAAATATTCCACTCAATGAAGTGTTTGGATATTTTGCTAAGGTAAAATCAGAAAATGAACCACTATCAGACTCACTACCTGTCCAATACCACAATTCTGCGATATATTGAAATGATGATGATGCTACACTACCACTTAGTGATTCGCTAACTGCACAAACGATTGGTGATTGTGCTAGAGAACAACTTGCTGGATATTGTAAGATTTCGATAGCCATATTAAATCTTTTTTAATTTAACCGATTTATTTAAAAATATATTTGATGGTTAAACTTTTTTAGGTAATCCTTCAAAGATACTTCTTACTTGCTCTTTTACGGAATCACTTGCAGATTTTCCAATTTGGTCTTGTAATTCTTTAATATCTTTTTGAACATCAGAATTATCTAATCCAATTGAAGGATAATCTCTTATACCATACTTTTTGTGAGTAGATGTGCCTGTGATAGCAAACACACCATAAAATGCTTCATCAGGAGCAGCGTTAATAGAAATAGTAGCCCTATTATCCGCATCAATTCTTAACATTCGGGAAACAGTATTGTAACTACCTATTTCGTTAAATAGTTTACCTGTATCGTAAACAGGTTTTGAAAAAGTAGATGAAAAGATAGCATTTTGTATTTCAGTTCTTTGGAACTGAGCTAATTGTTGTAATTCTTTGACATACGTCCTAACATCTGCTAATTCTTCCATTAACAACTATAATCTAAATCCGAATCTGTAAGTAAAGTGTAGGTACATCTATTTCTAAAGCCAAATGCAACTAAATCAAATTGAGCTACATGTCCAGCTAAACCATTATCAAATTTATCTCTAAATGGTACAACGTTAATATTAGAAGGAATATCAAATGCCTCTACTGAAAATTGTGTGTAAGTAGTTAAATCATTTACAATAGCTAATGTATTAGCGAGAATATCCACAACATCATCAACGCCGTAATAAGGAATAGATTGTTCATTTGTTTTGGGGTTAGATTCATTTGATTTTAATTTAACTTTATCAGCAATGGTAAGTTCACAACTATGTATAATAGTTTTCTCAGTTAAAACTGATTTGGTAATAAGAATGTTACCTAAAGGGTACGCAGGAAACTCTCTGTTATCGATAGAGAACACATCTCCCTGCGAAACATAGTTGAGTGAGGGATGGTTCTTCATAATCGCTTTAAAGTAATCTAAAACGTTATAATATAGAGAATAATTCCTATCTTGATTTTGTACTACGTTTGCCATATCTTATAATTGTAATCCGCTAAAATATTGATTTGATTGGTCTGGGTAAATCATTGTTGTATCACCCGTAGTTTCTAAGAACTCAGGAATATTAGATGAATTAGCTATCAAATAATCTTGCAATCTAGTAGCATACCACTCAGCATTATCTTGTGCTTTTTGTGTTAGATAATCTATTTCAGTTTTAGATACTGCTTCACTTTGTTCTGATTTGTGTTTTACTGCTCCTTCAGATTTAAATGATGTACCACTAAACGGAATGTATTCAACACAACTATACCAAATTACAGTTGGTTTTACATAATCCTCCATAAGAGTTTCATAATACCCTGTAAATGGAGTTTGTGCTTCTATATCATCTTGCAGTTTATTATATAGAACTGTACCTAAGAGGTTTTCCATATACTTAGTTTGTGCAGTTTTAATAAAGGGTAATAGTTTATCAGCATCAATTGCTCCTTGTAAAGGAGTTGTTTTGATGATATCATTGCGGGTTATAAATAATCCAAAAGCCATAGTTAAAATATTTTATCGTTAGTGGTTTCTTCTATCTCTCCTACTTCTCTGCTTGTATCTTCCATTTCTTCAGGATTTTCCATTTGCTTGTTGATTTCATCTTCTACTTGTTCAACTGTAGAATCAGTTTCTTCTGCAGTTGTAGAAAGAATAGCAAGAGGTGTAAGTTGTTCAAAGTATAACTGTGTATCTTTAGTATAACCACCCCAAGTAAATGCATCTGAAAGAGCTTCAATAATTAATTGTTGGAATGGTTGTATTGTCATTGTTTGCATGATAGAATACGCTGTTTTCATTTCTTCACTCTGAGAGGAGAAACCATTGTTAGCGGTACGGATACCAAAGAGTAGTGGAGAAGTAATCCTATGCGCTACCAAAATTCTATCCTGAGCGTAATCAGCTACATATTGGTACTTATCATGCAGATTTTCTGTTTGAATAATATCCACAGTTGGTTTTACTGTAGGGTCATCATTAAAAGATACCATAAATCTACCAGCATTACGAGTACCTGTAAATTTAGATTCAATCATTGATTCGATTGTATCTCTTTCCTCAGGTGCAGGTACACCATTATTCATATTTACCATTACTAATGGCAGGAATCCGTTTTCAATATTGTTAATATGCAAATTAGATAATTCAGCTTCTGAGAATGAGAATTGTAATGCTGAAACCCAATCAGGTAATGAATAATAAAAACGAGATGGTGTGTAATCTTTGATGTAAAGAATTTCTATATTTTCTTGCGATGTACCAAATGCAGGAATTTTTGTTTTCTCTCTTTGTGCTTTTACATCACTCCAATCATAGCAATAATAGTAATTTTGTATTGCAGTTGAATCATAAATCTTTTCAGCTCTTAGATTTTGTACTGGAGTATGGAATATTTTTTTAATCTTAGTATGGTCAGCGTTCCAAAATACTTGCAGTGCAGCATTACCATATAGCTTTAAATCAAATGCTACTTTTTTAATATCTCTTTGTGATACCATTCTTTGTAATATCTCATCAAACTCTTCGTTTTCAGAGTATAATCCTTTTCCATATACTAAATCTGCTACACCTTCAATACAAGCTGCATTGGTTGTTGAGGTTTGATAAGCATCAGTAATGATAGGAAAATAATCATCTTGTCCAATAATACCAACAGGTACCCATTGGTATCTTGTTTTTACATCCTCTACAATATCGGGTATATCTTGACGAGTTAAACTTACAAATTTTAAATTATCTTTCATTATGCTAAAATTATATATTCGTTTACGGTATCATTACTAATAAAACTACCGCTTGTGTTTTGGTTTCTATATTCTGGTTTGTTAATAGATTGCGATGCGTAACATTGTATAGTTCCATCCCATAAATTATTATTACAACCATCGGTTATGTAAGCTCTAAACTCATCACCAACCGAAGCTGTTAGAGATGCAGTAAAAGCTAATATTTGTTGTTCAGCATCAAATGTGTATTCACTTAACGATACAGAAGATGTTGATAGAGTCAACATATCTTCTAAATTTAACGTTAAATCACCACTCCCTGTCTGAAATGTTCTAAACGTAAATACATTAGAACCTGAGATATAGAAACTTTGCATGTTATTAAGTAGTATTTAGGTTGTCTTTATCTATTTAACAACTCTTCTTCAATAAGTATTAGATGATGTCCGTTTTTCAATTAGGCATAAAAAAAGGGATACCGAAGTATCCCTTTAGTTTTATATATACAAATATATCTTAGTTTCCAGAACCAACTACAATAGAAGGTAGTCCATCTCCAGTAAATGCTGCAAATGGGTTTGCTTCAGTTGAGCCAGATAAGAAAGCTGCTGGGAGTTTTTCCTCACCAGTTAAAGTTACTGAGTATCCAAATAAATCACCTAAACCAGCACCAGTTTGAATTGTGCCAGCAGTAACATCCGCTCCGTTTGCTTCACCTACTAAAAGAGCTTCACCATTTTTGGTGTGAACAACGATTTGAGGTCTACCATAAGCCATAAGCTTTAGTTGAGTTGTCATTTCGTTAGTTAATCTCTTTAAGTTAAGTACAGTTTCTTGAGAGAAGAAAGTTGTTCCGTTCTCTCTTGAAGTGTTCACGGTTTCAGTATAAGCAGAAGTACCTTTAAGTTCGTATTTGTAAACAGTGGAACCTGAAGGAAGTGCAGTGACTTCCAAATCAGCGTTTTTATCGAAAGATGCTGAAGTATAGTTTAAGAAGTAAACGGCTTGTAAACCACCGATACTGTCTTTACAAACTTCATTTCTTCCTGCTGTAAGGTTGCATGTT